CATATTAGCCCTCCTATGTTTTATTTCCTTAACAAGTCACAGACTTAGCTTGTGGCATACTTGTAGATACTATCTCGTTCCGTAAGATAACCATATTCATACATGCCATATTTGAATGGGATTGCTACCCTCTCAGGATTGCGCTTCCATGTCTTTGGCTGTCCATTTACTTTGAATCGAAGCAAACAGCCGCACAGTGCCTCAGTGTAGCAATGGTCCCCATACTGTAATTGTTTCTTTTCCTCCAGTGTGAGTAGTTTGACATCTTCTCTCTTGACTGCGTTAGTGTGGTTCTTTGTGCATTTGTTCATTTCCTTTCCCTCCTATGCTATCATCTTAGCATACTGTTTAGACATCTGTCAATAGGGTTTGGTATAATTTTTGAATGATTTTCAAGAATTTTTGTGAAAGTTTGCACAAGTGGCACTTGACAAGTACAACAGTTAGGGGTATTTTATCAGTAGAGTGTATTGCTGCGCCTGGGAAAGCCCAGGAGCTGGAAGATAGCACAAAACAACCACCAATAAACTCCACAAAGACTTAAAGATAACAACGCACAAAGCCCACGGTAGTACAGTATATGATAGACAAGGGTAATGAGAAGCAGATACGGGACCGTAACAAAGGAGGCAGGCCCCGTGGTTCGGGGGGTATTACTCTCGGAAAGCAGCGCCTCCGCTCTCAAGCCGGGACAATAGCCTACCGTCTCCTCGTCCTGGCCGACGCGTTATGGAAGCAAGCCCGGGTAGAGCTGGGCAAGCCGTCTCCGGACCGCGCCGCAATTCAAAAAGCTTTCGATGCATACCTGGAAGTAGCTCCGTATAGCCTGAGTAAAGTCCCACCAGCTACGAGTAGAGAGCATGAAGACGTAGTACGGACCGACATTCTGCCGTTGATAGCCGAGGTAATCGAAGCTAGATTGAGCGGTTCACAGAACGGTGATTGTGCGAACCGCTACCAGGTCAACGAGAACGGCCTTGAATCTGCAGTAGAGTCAAATAGCACCACGTAAGGCAGTTTAAGGCGCACAGCACGGCTACAGGGCCAAATTTCACGGGTGCACGGGAAGCCCGCCACGCCCACGGGAAACCTTAAATACACTTATCTCTATATTGAGTTCAACCCGCCGAATTGTTTACCCTATTTTGACCTCTCTCATTATGTAAACCAAACACGATTAGGAGCGTGTATGCCATTAACGAAGAAAGGACGCAAGATAATACGCCGTATGCGCAGGACATACGGGCAAAAGAAAGGCAGCAGGGTGTTTTACGCCAGTGCCAACAAAGGCCGTATTAAGGGCGTGCATTGAGACTTACGAAGGCTGAAGTTGACTACGTATCAATAGTGGCTGACTGGCGTGAGTTTTTTTCTCTCTGCAAGATAAACGACGCTCACAGGGGGTCTATCCCCTTTGAGTTCTGGCCACACTTGGCGGAGATGGTGGATATGTTTGAGTCCAACCGCTTCTGCATCGTCCTGAAGTCGAAGCAGGTGGGCGTGTCGTATGTTCTCGCCTTTTATGCCTTATGGAAGGCGCTCACGCAGAGGTCGTTCAACTGTCTGATTATATCGGCGGGCGAGAAGGAGGCAGCCGACCTCTTACGCAAGTGTAAGTTCGCCTACTCCCAGTTGCCTAACTGGGTCAAGACGTCCTTCCCCACCGACAAGTGGAGCGAGACCGAGATAACCATTCCAGCGTTGGGCAGTCGCATTGTCGCCCTCCCCTCTACGGAGACCCCAGGCGTGGGCGAGACGGCGACCTTAGTCATCATTGACGAGTGGGACTTCCACAAGTACCCCGAATCAGACTACGCCACCGCAGAAGCTACGGTCAGTGCGGGCGGGAAGATTATCGGCGTAAGCACGGTGCTGAAAAGTAAACCAGACTCGTTGTTCAAGAACCTCTACAAGCAGGCGGTCGAGGGGCAGAATAATTTCGTGGCGAAGTTCCTCCCCTGGGATGTCCGCCCCGATAGAGACGACGAGTGGTACGAAACGGAGAAACGCAACTATATCGGGAGGGAGTGGCAGCTACAGGAAAACTACCCCTTCACGCCCGAACAGGCGTTGTCGCCTCTATCGGCGAAGTCGTTCTTTGACGAACCTACGCTGAAACGTTTACTCGATAACTGTCGTGACCCCATCGAGGTCAGGGAGAACTCGGTATTCATCTATTCCCGATTCCAACCAGGAGTCACCTACTGTGCGGCAGCCGATACATCAGAAGGTTACGGCAACGACTATCAATGTATGGTCTTACTGGGGAAGAAGGGGCTGTCATCGGAAGTGGTGGCGCTGATTCACTCCAACCAGATACCTACAGACCAGTTTGCGTGGATGATTGACCACCTTTGCGCCGAGTATAAGAAGCCTATCCTTGCCGTGGAACGTAATGCCACGGGCGTCGCCGTTTTGAATAAACTGGAGGAACTCCACTACCCACGACTGTATAAGGACGAGGGCGCACCGTACAACGGCGTGAGAACCGCACAGACACTAAAGTACACAACCCTCGTCGAACTGTCTACAGGGCTGATTAGCGGTTCTGTGTTGACTTATTACAAGCCGATGGTGCTGGAGATGTTCAACTTCCAGTCAGTGCCAAAGGGTAAGGGCGTCGCCTATGAGGCGGTGTCAGGACACGACGATACGGTATCGGCTCTCATGTGGGCGTACAGGACATTGAAGTACGCATCGCCTTATACACGCATAAAAACAAAAACACGATTAGTACAACGACAAACAGCAGGCATGTATGTCTAGAGGGGTGGAATGAGAAGCATAAACGAGATAATAGAATTAAAAACATCACTACTGCACGACAACTCTAATAGAGACGCTGTTTTTGACAAACTGACAGGTTATTACAACGGCTCTATGCAACTCGGCATCATGCCCAGTGACATCGAGGTTTACGTTCCGCCCACCGCCAGAAGCCAGGTTGACGATGCCACAGACCACTTAATGGCACTGAAGCAGCGTGTCGTCGTTCCTTTGTGGGCGGAGACACAGAAGGCAAAGGAGACCGCCTCTGTATTACAACGGTTCGGCGAATCGTTCTTGCAGTGGATTGAGTCCGTACACCGCCACAATATCAGGCGCTCTTGCCTGAAGCACGGGATTCTATACGGTATGTTCTGCTTTAAGGGGCCTCTCTACGTTCCACGTTTTCACAATGAGGAGATGGACGATGACGACTGGGATTCCTATCTGAGGCAGAGCTTCCCATTTGTGTTTCAATCAGTACACCCTAGAAACATCTATCTAGGCAATCCCATCGACCCTGAGTTTGTGATAGAAGTATGCCCCCGTAAGGTTTTCTCTATTAAGGACAAGTGGCCTGAGTGGGACTACGGCTCACTTAACCTATCTGATAACGTCCTGTGGTGGGAATACTGGGATGCGAAGCAACGGGCATACTTTGTGACCGCCTCTAAAGGTAAAAACGGAGAGCAGGTTATCTCGCAAGAGGAGAACATCTACGGCTTCGTGCCATACGAAATAGGATACGGCGGATTTGGCATGGAATCAGAGGACGGGAAGCCTGAAGATTTGTGTGTTTCTATGATTGCGCCCGCTTTATCTTCATACAAAATGGAAGCAAGGCTAAAGACTGCGCTATCCGCCGAACTCGAGTACGGAGTCTATGGTAAGCCAACCACAAACGTACCCCCAGGAGAGGATTTTATAGATGCCATAGCACCAGGAGAGAGGAGCGTACACCCTGAGCATTACAACTTCCGCTATGAGGAAACGCCGAGGGCTAACCCCGAAGCGTACCGCATGTTGCAGTTGATAAATGACGACCAGCAGAAGGTCATGCCCTCTGTTGTGCAGGGTGTGTGGCCTAAAGGCGTTACATCAGGCTACATGGGGGCTATATCCGTGGGACAGGCGAGACTGTCATTAGAGGGGCTAAAGACTTCATGGTGCATAGCAACGGGAAATAAGCTCAACCATGTTACCAGACTGGTTAAAGACGTGGTTATGGAGCCGATAGGCTTGCTCGGCAACTTCAGCACAGGTAAGTCCATGCAAACGATAAAACCCGAAATACTTAACCCTGATATTCAAAGATTCTATGTCCAGCTTGATGCTGAATCTCCTGAAATGAGGGATAGGCGGATTATGCTCGGCTTACGGCTGCTCTCGCAGGGGGCGCTGTCATGGGAGACCATAACAAGAGAATACTTTGACGCTGACCCTGATATAGAGATGAATCGCAAACTGGTCGAAGCTGCCTTGAACAGCCCTATCATCCAGCAGGGGCTTGCCGTGGCTGCTGCTCAGGATATGGGGATGCACGAACTAATCGAGATGATAAAACAAGGCGCTCTACAGGCGCCCAGCCAATTACAACCGCAGAATCAAGGGAAACCGATAACAGACAGAATGGCACAGGACACAATGCGCTCAAAGATGCGGTTAGAACAAGGCACAGGAGAGATAGGTTCAAGGGCAGAGATGGAGGGGGCTTATGAAGCAATCTAGGGAAACAACACTGGCTCTGGAAATATCAAAACGGGTACAGGGTGCTAGGGAAAGTATTAAAGATAAACTTTCCAAGCAGCCTCCATTTATGACCGTTAAGAGGGGGTCGTGATGGCAAAAGAAACAGAAGCTCGTACACCTAAGACTGCCCCCCCTCAGATGGTTGACCCCTGGGGGCAATATATTTGGCCGATACATACGCTTCAACTGACACCAGACGTTAGAACAGGCACAGAGGCGTACACGCCGCTAGAGGCAGTAAGGCCATCTAATCCGTTGGCTCAAGGTCTGCCGTCGTGGTTCGCACAGATGCCAACGGAAAAAATGTACCAGTTGACACCATTCGCTGCTTCGGTGCTCAGGGATTTGTTCCCTGTCATTCCGAAGGACGTTATAAGGATGCCCTACATAGCGCACGCAGGGGGTTATCTTCTGCCGCAAGAGGCGGAAATGCCGTTTTGGACACAGCTACATGGGGGAGTCCCTCAACCGCCGTTACCGCATGATATAACAGCACTGGGGGCTGTGACGGGAAGTGCAGTGCCGTATGTTGGGCCGACGGTTGCCATGACGGAGGCAGTTATACCTGAGGCAGCCTCCGCTCAAACGTTAAGAAAGATAAAAAAGTTGGGACTAGAACCTATTTTAAGTGACTACATGAAAACCATCGGCGTAGAGTGGGACGCATGGATGAATCGGTCACTGGCAGCACAACCGCATCAAACCAAACCTTCAAGAATACCTAGATGGGGGGCTGTGAAACAGGCATAACATGCTGAAAGTATTGCTCGAACAATTAGAGGAATTAGATATATTCCTACCCTTCCGTATGAGTATCCTTTGCTGTGCCGATGATGGCGGTGGAGACGGTGGCGGCGGCGCTGGTGATGACGGCGGCGCTGGTGATGACGGCGACGATGGTGATGACGGCGACGATGGAGACGAAGGAGAGGACGAAGGCGCACCTGCCCCACCTGCTGTTACAGGGATGACGGAACAGCAGGCGCTAGAAGCCGAGATGACCAACGCAGCGGTGTCGCTGAGCGAGCAACTGGCAGGTATCCCTCAGGCGATTGATGCTATTAGCGACTACGGAGTAAGCGAGTGGACGCAAGAGTACGCTAATTATTCAAATCTAGCCAACCAACATAAGGGGACGCCGATGGGCACGTATTACGGGATGGTGGCCAATACCATACTTGGCCATGTGGCTAAATCGGCGGGCAACGAGCAACTTGAGCAAATCGCAGATATACTAGGACAGCAAGCGAAAGGCGCACTAATGGGCGTGTTCAAAGATGCGTGGACTGGCGTGCCGTCAAAGCCAGACTTCATGCCTACATGGGCGTATGATATGCTTACCCACTCCGCTAAAGGGACTGCCAGGGACAGGGCACAGGCGTTATATGATATTTACTTCAACCAGCAATTCTCTAAGGACTGGCAGGGATGGGGGGCGTTTGAGAAGGATGTGTATGGACTTCTATTTCAGGGCGGGACTCCATTAGACCACCCTATAGGTTTTAATGGAAAAGGGCAACCCGCCAACCTTGCGACTTTCCTGACACAGATAGACCCTGTAACCGCAGGGTTTACCACAATGCTTATGGACAACAAACCCTCTAACGCGCCTGTGTCTTTTTGGGGGTGGAACGCACAGGGGTATCCCACACTCACCACTCATACGTGGGACCAAATACACACTACACCAATGATGGGGCTACACATCATTGACCCTGATGAAGGGAAGACATACCAACCCATAGGCTACCCGAGATCGTTTATAGGCGGTGCTTTCGGCCCACCCACAAAAGCCCTGAGCGATAAGGTTGTAACATGGGGTTACGGCGCCCCAGCGTGGGCTAGTGTATTCGGGCCAGGCAACTACTTTATGGGCTTAAAGGATAAAACGCAGAGTTTTCTAGGCGCTGCACTCGCACCAGGCGGAGGCGTAGCACAGAGATTTGAGAACAAGGACATTTTTGACGAGTTTCTTACTGACGCTGAGTATATGCGAGCCTACCGTATGTCAAGGGGCGATTTGGCTAAATATAAGCAGGACTGGTACACAGTATCGGAGTTCAGGGAAGGCAAGATAACACATGAGGAACTATTAAATAGCCGAACTGTGTCGGAAGAGGATTACAGGGTCATCTCGCAGGCTGTGAAAAGTTTGTCTGAACCCCGCATGTTGTCGCCTGAGCAGCGCATCGAGGTATTTGAGGAACTTCAACCCTACAAAGAAAAGTACCCTGGGCTATTCAAGAGAATGGAAGCACAGGGCATTGACCTGAACTTGACACAAGACGATATTAAGACAATAGAAAAAGCGTTAGAGAATAGACCAAAGAACTGGATAGAGGATATTGCCAGAGGGATAGCGGAGACGGCGGAGGCGCAGATTCCTAAAAACGCACAAGAGATAGTACAACAGTCGTGGGGGAGTATATTCCCTGCGTCACAAGTTATGCCTATTGCATCTGAGATTGTGCAGAGGTTGTTCACTGGTGGCGGTCAGCTTGCCGTCAGAATAAACGACGCTCTCCCGTTCATTCCCGATTCTATGAAAACAATGCCCGAAAGTTGGTCGTCTCTGGACTTTGATAGTTACATTCCGCACAAGGACTTTAAGGAAGTAACGGGGGATATTGGAATCAGGATAAAGCATCCCTCGTTCCCGTGGACACCTGAAGATTTACGCAAAGACTGGCAGATGAACATTTACGACATCGCCGAGTTCATTACATGGATGGCTGTCCCGATGGGCGGTGCTGCTAAAGCCCTCTCCCCTGGGCGTGTGATGAAGGACTATGTAAATGCGTCTCAAACATTAAAGAACCTTGATAAGCAGGCGGTTAGATACACCGAAAAGGGTGTCGCTGTACCTGACCGATTGACCAGAAAGATAGCCGATGCTACGGGCAGGAAGCTGAAGGCTCAGGAGATTCTTGAAGGCGTTGAGAAAACGTCACAAGACGCATTGAGAAGTTCCGAGGCTACATATCTGAAGGCAAAGCAAAAGTCAGATGCTTTACTGGCGACAATCAATGAGGAAGCACAGATGACAGGCGGTGTCAGCAAGGCACTGTCTGATTCCTACAAAGTCGCACAAGCGGAACTAGACGATGCTGCAAAGTTGTGGAAGGCTCAGTTATGGGAGTATTACGTAGGGACACACACTAAGATACCACGTGTCAAGGATACCCACGTAGTCGTTCAGCAGATGGACGTTCCTATTAAATTACAGGATGTCAAAAACTCATTTGCACGCAGATTTATGGGGGTGTTCCACCCAGGTATCAACAGGATGAACAACCCCGCAGCAATCGAGGGTCAGGCATGGCGTATCAGGATGGCGGATGCCGAAGGTTATGGTTGGACGTTCTCCGTTCCTTTCAGGCTTAGAGGCAAGGAATGGGCAAATGTGGTCACAGATATAGCCTCTCCTGATTACGGTAAGGTGCTAAATCTTGAAGGACAACCACTAATATGGAACGCACTGGCCCACCCTGCAAAACACGGCACAGCATGGGCAGAGCACCCCCTAACTGTCCGCTTCCACGATATCATGAAACAGTCAGGGCGGTTAGTTGAAGGCGAGGGGATTCCCGTATTCCTTCAAAAAGGCAAAGGCGAATACGTACCCCATATTATGATAAGAGGCCCCGAAGGTGAACTCCCACTACCAAGGCGCTTTCAGCCTACTGTGCGTGAGCATCCTGTGAAGTTTGAAACAGTAGAACAGGCGCTAGCTGCAGGCTACAAACCGATGGCCAACCCCGCCGATATTGTGGCTCACGTGGTCTATGATGCACACCGTAGGATGACTGACAAAAGGCTCATTGATGGACTCAGTAAGCTGGGCACAAAGATTGAAGGCGATGTCCCTGCGAGTATGAAGCAACTGAGCGGTGTGGACGAACTCAAAGAGTTAGCCTTCCCGTTGGATGTCGTCAAGACGATAGAACGTGACCTATTTCCCAAGGTGCCCGGGGGCGTAGAAGGCATGAGTAAACTCGCACAGGCACAAAGGCTCTCTGCGTTGTCAACGGACTTTGCTGTGCAGAGTATACAAGGGCAGTTATTACAGTTTGGCAGACCCGACGTGTGGACAAAATCCTTTACTAAGTCAATGGAAGCTACCTTCATGGGCGATAAGGCTATGCTAGGCCTCGCTAAATCACACTCTAAGACCATTGTGGACATGATAGAAAAGGGCGGGATGAAGTTCGGCAACGCCGAGTTTGTGGAAGCAGCAGGTTTCTTGAAAACAATCCCTGGTATAGGGAAGGTAATTAGCCCGTTTGAAAGACAGGTCAACACGTTCCTTGATGGTGCGAGGGTTTTATTTTGGGAAGCGAAAGCCAGACCAAATATGACACAGAAGCAGTATAGCGAATTAGCACGTTCAATAGACAACATGATGGGGACATTGAACACAGCCAAGATGGGCATGTCCACACTCCAGTCCTCAATAGAGTCAGGTTTTGCGTTCCTATCCCCTAGAATGTACCGCTCTGTGTTCGCCTTGTTAGGAGATGTGTTCAGGGGCGGTATGCGAGGCTCGTTGGCAAGAGAATCCCTGGGAAGATGGATGGGCGGTTGGACTACGTTCTATTCGGGTATTTGCTTTGCGCTAAACCAGAAGCCCGAACTAGACCCCCGTAAAGCCACATTCGGGACCGTGGTGGTGAATGGCACAAGAGTTAAGATGGGCGGGCCCTACATGGCTACCGTTAAGGCTGCTGCTAATATCTTCAAAGCCACAGCGGAAGACCCCGCAAGGCTTGTTCACCCTAGCCCCGCTGTGAACCCTATCTTGAGGTATTTGTGGGGGCGTTCGCCGTTCGGCCCGTCTATTATCGCTAGTGCGTTGATTCAGGAGAACTATATAGGAGAGCCCACAGGGACACCGCTTCTATGGTTCAAAAACGCAGTGGCTAAAGGTGTGCTTCCTTTGACCTTGCAAGAGGGATTGTCCAGCTATCAGGACAGGGGATTAACACCGTCAGCGTTTGAGATATTTGGTTACATGACATTCGCCAATAGTCCTTCTCTCCAGAGGCGTGATATGAGAGACCAAATGGCTATGCGGATGCACGGTATAACCTATGACGAACTATACGCACAAAACCCTATAGAAGCCAAGAAGATTGACAATTCCCCGCAGGTGCAGAAGTTATCCAAACAGGTAGCCGAGGAACGGAAGAAAACTGGTGTTGCTGGAATAGGGCTACGAAAAGACCTTGACAATTTTGTGATTCGCTCTGGCGACCTTCGGAACGAGCAAGACGCTAAGTTGTGGGGGGTTGAGAGAAAATTGCTCGCAGGCACAATAGACGTAGCACAGGCACGACAGGAATGGAAAACCATTACGTCTGAATACGCACAGAGCACTAAGGGACTGTATAAGGAGTATCCTAAAGTTGACGAGTATTATAAAGGATTAAAGGATAGAAAAGGCGCTACGTCGTTCTATGGCATGGCGTATCAATCCTACACCCAGGCCATGTATGACGACCTGAGCAAATTGGAATACGGCACAAGTGAATACTGGGATGCGTACCGCAAGGCAAAGGACACATACATCAAAGAATGGGGGCAAGAGGGATGGGACTACTCACGGCAGACCGAACTAACAGGGAGAAACCTACCCCCTCTATTCCGTTCTGTGCGTGGTCTGGAAATGGTGATAAACGACTCTGGTTACTGGGACTTACCATCCGCAACCGCAGCACAAAGGATTGAACGTGCAGAATGGTTGAAGGAAAACCCGCAAGTCGACGCTGCGTTGTACGTTATAGGCAGAAGTAAAACAGTACAATCACAGGACGCAGCCGATATAGCGGGCAACGAGATTGTAGCGACTGGTATTCCGAGAGAGATGCCGGTTGATGTCAACAGGCAGTGGAGCGCACCCCAATACGAGGAATATCAGAGGCTACGAGGGGAAGGTGGTTTGCTATACAGAGGCGCAAAGGGTGTACCACAGTCCACAAGCTCCAAGAGCATCATGGAAGCACGCAAGAACATAGAAACCACGCTAAGGGCTAACATCGAACTCTTAGGTAGCGCTGCCGATGTCAAAAGGCATGACGAGATTATGGATAACATCGAGAGGTCGCTTACATCACTGGAGTCCCTCTTGCCTCTCGCACAGCAACTAGCGCTGAAGGGCGATACGTGGGGCAGGTTGGCTGAAAATAACATCAAGCAAGACCTTGTTCAATACGAGCAATATAGAAAGGCAGGCTTCCGCTAATGGCCGTAACCGATAAGGAGTTTGAAGACCTAAAGGATAGAGTCGTTAAAGCCGAGACCGCACTGGCCACAATGAAAACACAACTTATCACAGCAAGGGATGAGGTTGTGGAACTGAAGGCTAAAATGTCCGAGGCAGCACTAGATATAAGAGCCTTCAAAGATAATGTGGTTGAGTTCAGGAACAATGCCATTGAGTTTCAAGATAAGGTCAAGAACATATTGAGGAAACTAGAGGTCACAAACTGTGACCTCGAGAAAGTCAGACGTATTGCGAAAGGACGGAAGATAACCGCTTTCAGGCAATAGGTTCAAGTGCTTCCATTTAAGGCGCTAGTGCATCGTTATCTAGCGCCTTTTTCATTAAGGAGGTGTTTTTCATGGAAGAACAAATCGGGGTTGTGTCACAAGAGGCAACCGCAACAGAGGGTGTGCAGCAAGAGCAGGCTAAGTCTGACCCAGAGGAGTTGAAAACCAGGCTCGCACAGCTTGAGGCTGAACTACAACAGGCAAGGCAACAGCTACAGTCCGTTGATAGTGACAGGCGAGGGCAGAGCAGGGCGATAACTCGACTGAAGCAAGAGTTAGAGATTGCAAAGGCAAACATCCTACAAGAGGCGCAAGGTAAGAAACTTCAGCTTATGGCGCAGTCTCAGGAAGGTTCACTGGACTTGTCAGCAGGAACTATCACACAACAGATGAAGGCTATTGATGATGGCGTTCAGCAGCAGATTAAGCAACTGGGCGAAAAGGTTGTGCAAGATGACGCTGTGGAAGTTCTGGCTGCTGTGAAGGGAATACTGAAGAAGTCGGGACACGAACCAGACAACCTAAGCGACCCTATTGTGGCGAAAGTCAACAAAGAGTGGCAGAAGGTTTACCAGTCTGGTGGTGAAGGACTGGACGAGATTGTGGACAGAGCCGAGGAAATTGTGCTTGCAGCCAAAGCTAGGTCTATCAACGAGGAAGAAATCAAGAAGAAGGTCGAGGCAGAGTTGATAGAAAAGCTGAAAAAGAACCCTGCGCTCCGGGTGGATACATCAGGGGCCAATGCAGGGGCAACTGGCTTCGCACGGATTGAACAAGATTTCCTTGAAGGCAAGGTAACTCTTGCTGAATACAAGAAAGCCAGAGGTGAACGAGGATTGAGATAGGAGGAGAAATGGCATACGGGATAACGACTTCAACAACTTCAGACCTTGAGGAAATGCAGCGAATCGTTATCGCCGAAGCACGCTATACCCTGGAACATGCGCCTCTCATGCCTCAGCTTGTGGAGAAGTTCACACTGAAGCAGGGAGAGAAGCAGATTACCGTCCCTAAGATGTCCGCATTTGGCGATGCTGTTGACTTGGTGGAAGGCGTTGACCTCGCACAGGCGGAGCAACTGGCGGATACCTACGTTACTCTGACCACTTCCGAAATCGGCGTAAAGTGCATAGTCACCGATAAGCTGATTAGGCAGAACAACGAGGATGTATTCAGGATGGTGGGTAAGCTGTTAGGCGATTCGATGGCCAGGAAAGTCGAAAAAGACGGCCTGGGTATGCTGGACGGCTTTAGCACCTCACTCGGTAGTGCTGGCACTACCCTGACAGCGAGCTATCTTGCTGCTGCTGTAACGAGACTGGAGGGCAAATCAGAACCCGCACCGAGACCATACGCCTATGTCGCACATCCTTTCCAGGTCAGGAGAATCATGGACGCTGTGGCCACCGTTGGCACATACCCCCTACCAGAAGGCTTCTCAGCCGAGATGCTGAAGAACTACTGGAAGGGTTCTTTTGTGATTTACGGTGTCCCTGTGTTTTCTACTGGTCTCTTGTCTGTTGATGCAAGCGATGATGCGAAGGGCGGAGTGTTCTCAAAATCAGCACTTGCCTACGTGGTTTCTAAGGAAGCCAGCACAGAGCGAGAGCGTGACATATCTCTACGTGCCTACGAGTTGGTTCATGTCCAGGATTCAGACTGGGTTGAACTAGACGATGGCTATGGGATTGAGATGCTGTTTGACAGCGCCACGCCATCGAGTTGATGACAACGCTGTTTGACAAGTAGTTAGTAAACAGGAGGTAATATGCCAATCAGTTTAACCCCTACTATGAAAAGGGAGTTGGAGGCGAAGGGGTGGACTGCCGAACTTGTGCACAGTTCAGGGCGGAATCGGCGTTCTTATTACGACCCGAAAACAAAATCCTGGACTGCACCATTACCCGCAGACGGCCCACGCATGGCGTATTACCTCCGCAAGGGTTTAATGCTGGACAAACCAAGAGATGAGGTGGTGGAGAGCGTAGAGGCTTATATCTGCCCTACTTGTGGGTTTGTAGCAAAAGACCCCACACGGCTAGGTCAACACAAACGAACACATAAAGGAGGTCGAAGATGAGCTTTCCTGAAATGTCGCCGATTTCGGTAGTTATCGGCCCGTTTCCTACTGCGAACTTAATCGAGGGCACAGACCAGGAGTGGAATGTGTGGAGAGCGCCAGCAGCTTGTGAGATTACCGAGGTATGGACGGTGCTCAATGCTGCGATTGGTGCTGGCACACTCAAAGTCACGCTACTTGATAAAGGACAGGCAGGGACGGCAACAGGTTCAGCCATCGCCACACATGGCACAGCAACAGCCTATGCTGCTGATACGCCAGCCGATGAAACCATCTCCGAAGGCACGATAGACGAAGGCGATTACGTTTCCGTAAAGTGGGAGAACGAATCGGAAGGGTCAACTATCAGTGTCAATGGGCTTGTGGTGGGCTTGGAGTATGTCTGTGGCAAACCTGCTGCCGAAGGCTAGTCTAATGAGGGGGAGAGAAATCTCCCCCTTTTAAGAAAGGAGACGTTTGAAGGTACTCTGGCAATCAGTCGTGCCGTGGGCGGGGACGGGTTACGGAGTCTGCACAAAGAATATCACAAAGGGGATTAAGGACTTAGGACACGATGTTACTATATTCGCTCATTGGGGCTTAAAGGGTAACGTCCTTCACTGGAACGATATACCCGTGTTTCCTAACGACGCTGGCGATTGGGGTATGAAACTGGCGAAGGGAATCTACGATAGAGTAAACGCCGATTGCTTGATTACACAAATGGATGTGTGGATTCTCAGAGACCACGGTAAGAACATGGCGTGGTTTCCCTATGTTCCAATAGACCATGACCCTATGCCACCACCTGTCAAGAGGCAACTGAGGACAGCAAGGAAGGCCATCGCTATGTCTCGGTTCGGCAAGAGGATGCTGGACAGTGAGGGTATAGACAGTTGGTATATCCCTCATGGCGTTGACACTGCTGTGTTCCGGCCTGACAGGGAAGCAGGCAAGGCTGTGAGGAAGTTCTCGGAATGGGGCGATAGGTTTGTTGTGGGTTGTGTCGCTACGAATAAAGCGGAACGTAAGAACCTACGCAAACTGATGACCTCATTTAAGATATTTCACGATAGGAACAAGGACTCGCTACTCTACATTCACACAGACGCTACCGATGCCGAAGGACTCCCGTTAGCGGGCATGGCAAAGCATCTGGGCATTGACGAATCGGTTTACTTCCAACCTAAAACAGTGGACCAGTTTAACGATGCACAGATGGCAGCGTTGTATAACGCCTTCGATGTGTACTGTATGCCGTCTAAGGGCGAGGGGTTTGGCATACCGATTATAGAGGCGCAGGCTTGTGGTGTGCCTGTCATTGTGACCGATTTCTCCGCCATGTCCGAACTTTGCGGGAGCGGGTATCTGATTAAGAAGTTCGAGAGAGAGTTCCAGCCGTTAGGTTCCTGGATGGCTGACGCTGACAGGGATGAGATTGTGTCTCACCTTGAAAAGTGCTATGCGAGACCACACACAGTGGATATGAAAGCCGTGGAGTTCGCCAAGCAATACGACTGGAAGGTTATCATAGAGGATTACTGGAGGCCCGTACTCAATGAGATAGAGGATATGGTGAAGGG